CGCGGGCGTAGGCCAGCCGCTGCGGCTCAGCGAGTTCCAAAAGCAGTTCATCCGGGAGGTCTACGACAACCCAGCGGGGACGCGGCGCGGCTTCCTGAGCATCGCGCGGAAGAACGGGAAGTCCGGACTGATCGCGGCGCTGTTGCTGGCGCACCTGGTCGGACCGGAGGCGGTGCAGAACGCGCAGCTGGTGTCCGGCGCCATGAGCCGCGACCAGGCAGCGCTGGTGTTCAACCTCGCGGCGAAGATGGTCCAGCTGTCGCCGGTGTTGTCGGAGATCGTGAGGATCGTGCCGTCAGGTAAGCGCCTGATCGGGCTTCCGCTGAACACCGAATACAAGGCGCTGGCGGCAGATGGCAAGACGGCCCACGGCCTGAGCCCCGTGCTGGCGATCCTCGACGAGGTGGGGCAGGTCCGAGGCTCAAAGTCTGATTTCGTGGACGCGATCACCACTTCGCAGGGCGCACACGCCGCGCCGCTGTTGCTGGTGATCAGCACGCAGGCGGCCAGCGATGCGGATCTGCTGAGTGTGTGGCTGGACGACGCGCAGAAGTCGGGCGATCCGAGGATCGTCTGCCACCTGTACGCCGCCGAGGATGGCTGCGATCTGCTGGATGAGAAGGCCTGGCGCGCGGCGAACCCGGCGCTGGGCGAGTTCCGGTCGCTGGACGACCTGCGGGAGCAGATGAAGCAAGCGGTGCGGATGCCGTCGATGGCGAACAGTGCGCGGAACCTTCTGTTGAATCAGCGGGTGTCGACCGACTCGCCGTTTGTCTCGTCCGACGTCTGGCGGGAGAACGCCGAGGCGCCGGAGCCGTTCGACGGGCCGGTCTGGGGCGGGCTCGACCTGTCATCGCGCAACGACCTGACGGCGCTGGTTCTGGTCGGGAAGGTCCGGGGCGTGTGGCAGGTCCGTCCGTACTTCTGGACGCCGAAGCAGGGGCTGCAGGACCGCGGGCGTCGCGACCGGGCTCCGTATGAGGACTGGGTGCGGGATGGCCTGCTGCGTGCGACACCGGGCGCGACGGTGGATTACGAGGTGGTCGCAGCCGAGATTGTCGAGATCGCTTCGGACATCGACCTGCAGTCAATCGCGTTTGACCGCTGGCGGGTCGATCTTCTGAGGAAGGAGTTCGAGCGCCTGGGTGTGGACCTGCCGCTGGTGCCGTTCGGGCAGGGCTTCAAGGACATGTCGCCGGCATTGGACACGCTGGAAGCGGAGCTGTTGAACGGACGCATGGCGCACGGGATGCACCCGGTTCTGACGAGCTGCGCGGTCAACGCGACGACGGTGCGGGACCCGGCCGGCAACCGGAAGCTGGACAAGAGCAAGGCGACGGGCCGCATCGATGGGATGCAGGCGCTGGCGATGGCAATGGGTGCCGCGCAATCGAGCGAACAAGAGGAGAGCGCGGTGCATATCGATCAATACATCGAAAACGGCTTCTTTGGGCTGGTGGGCTGACGCATGGCATTCCGCTGGTACAACCCGAAGACATGGCGCTTCTTCGGCTACGACGACCCGGTTACGGGCGAGTACGTCGAAGTGGACATGGAGGTCGGGGGCCGAAAGACGAAGGCCGGAATCCGCATCACGTCGAAGACAGCGATCACGGTGCCGATCGTCTGGTCGTGCGTGAAGATCCTTTCGGAGTCCGCCGCCGGCCTGCCGCTGAAGCTCTATCAGGATGTCGGCGGGAAGCGCGAGCTCGTGCGCGGCGACACTGCGACGAACAAGCGAGCCCTGCGCCTGCTAGGCAAGCCGAACCCATACATCACGCGGCTCAACCTGCTCAAGGCGGTCGTCGTGAACATGGCGCTGCGCGGCAACGCCTACGTGATGATCGAGCGGAACCGCCAGGGCGAGATGATCGGGCTGATCCCCGTCAGCGCTGATGACGTGTCGATCGACACCGACGACGACCTGCTCTACATGGTCGAGCTGAAGGGGCAGCGTATCCCGGTGTCGCCGGAAAACATGCTGCACTTCAAGCTGTTCAGCACGGACGGGATCACCGGCCTGTCGCCGCTGGAGTATCAGGCAGAGGCGATGGGACTGGCCAAGGCCGGGCAGGACTGGTCGGCGCGCTTCATGCGCAAGGGCGGGTTTACCGGCGGCTACGTGGTCTACGACCAGTTCCTGACCAAGGAGCAGCAGACGCAGATCATGGAGAAGTTCCCCGACGTCCGGAAAGGGGACGTGGACGACATCGGCAAGATCGCGATTCTGCAGGGCGGCCCGAAGCTGATCCCGGCCGGGCTGAGCCAGAAGGACAGCCAGTTCATCGAATCCCAGCAGTTCCAGGAGGAGGCGCTCGCCGGTGTCTGGGGCGTGCCGCTGTATCTCGCGAACCGCGCCGGCCGCACTTCGATCATGGGATCGAATCTCGAACAGCAGAACAGCGGCTTCGTCACCTACGGGCTGAAGCCCTACCTCGATGCGATCGAGGACGAGTGGAACGACAAGATCCACGGCGGCACGGAGGTGTTCGTCGAGTTCGTGGTCGAGGGCTTGCTGCGCGGAGACAGCGCGGCTCGTGCCACGTACTACGGCGCGGCCCTTGGCGGCTCCGGTGGGTCTGGCTGGATGTCGATCAACGACGTCCGCGAGAAAGAGAACCTTCCGCGCCTTGAGGGCGCGCAGTACGACGCGATCACCCATTGGGAGGTGCAAGGCAATGACCGTCAGCAAGATTGAGTGCCCGTTCGAGGTCAAGGCCGTCGACGACGCGGGCAACTTCGAGGGTTACGCCTCGGTATTCAACAACGTGGACCTGGGCGACGACGTCATCCTGCCCGGCGCGTTCGTGCGGGTGAAGACCACGCGCGACGGCCGGCTGAAGCTGGCGCTGTTCCATGACCTGACGCGGCTTGTCGGCTCCGCCCTGTTCACTGAAGACGAACACGGCCTGCTCGTGAAGGGCCGCATCAACCTCAACGTGAGCTACGCGCGCGACGCGTACGAGCTGATGAAGGAGGGCACGCTCGACTCGATGTCGATCGGCTTCAACGTCATCGAAGACGGCTATGAGACCCGCGAGGGTCGCCGCGTGCGCGTGATCAAACAGGCCGAACTGTGGGAGGCGTCAATCGTCCCCTTCGGCATGAATCCAGAGGCCGAGATCCTTAGCGTCAAATCCTCTGTCCGTCAGTTCGAGAAGGGCCTGCGGGAACGCATGGGCCTCTCGCAGAAAGAGGCGGCTGCCGTCGCCTCGCTCGGCTTCCCTGCAATCCACCGGGACGGTGCGGATGCGGCCACGGCGACCGTGGACGAGCTGAAAAAACTCGGCAATTCCATCCAATCCATTTTCGGAGAAGCAGCATGACCGACAACATCGCAGAGGTCCGCGAGGGCCTGGAGAAGCAGCTGAAGGCCGGTTTCGACGGCCTGCAGAAGAAGTACGACACTGTCATCGACGACATCCAGAAGGGCAACGCGGTTCCGGCGAGCATGAAGTCGGATATCGAGAACCAGAAGGGCGAGCTGCAGCGCGTCATCGACAAGGTCCAGGAGCTGGAAGAGAAGGGCGTCAAGGTCCGTGGCAATCCGGGCGAGGCCAAGTCCTTCATCGATCTGGTCAAGGGCAACGATCAGTACAAGGCGCTGCAGCAGAAGGCCGCGAGCCTGGCCGAGCTGGACGTCACGAAGGCCGACATGGCGTCGATGCAGGAGACGAAGGTCACCAGTGCCGGCGTGGCCGTCCCGAGCTTCGACCCGACGATCCAGCCGGGCATCCGTCAGGAGCTGCGCATCCGCGACCTGCTGACCACCATCCCGGTGAGCGGCCAGTCGTACACCTACTACCGCGAGCTGCTCCATACCCGTGGTGCGGCGCCGGTGGCGGAAGGCGGCACCAAGCCGACCAGCAACGTGACCTTCGAATCGGTCACCGACCGGGTGAAGAAGATCGCGGTATGGATGCCGGTCACCGACGAGGCGCTCGATGACGTGCCGCAGATGCTGGCCTACCTGCGCGAGCTGCTGCGCTACGACCTCAAGCTTGAGGAAGAGAACCAGATCCTCAAGGGCGACGGCACCGGCGAGAACCTCAACGGCCTGATGACGCAGGCGACCACCTATGACGCCGCGCTGACGAAGACCGGCGATACGCCGATCGACATCATCCGCCGCGCGATCTATCAGGTGCGCAAGCAGTCGAAGATGTCGGCAGACGGCGTGGTGATGACCGAGCTGGACTGGATGAACATCGAGCTGCAGAAGGATGGCGAGAACCGCTATCTGTTCGCCAACCTGCAGGGTCTCGTGACGCCGGTCCTGTGGGGCCGCCCGGTCATCACTTCGGACAGCGTCGACGAGGGCGACGAAGACACCGGCGGCGAGTTCCTGGTGGCCAACTTCGCCCGCTCGGCGCTGCTCTTCGACCGCATGTCGTTCCTGTTCAAGATGGGCCTGATCAACGACATGTTCATCAAGAACGAGCGCGCGCTTCTGGTCGAAGAGCGTCTCGGTCTGGGTGTCCGTCGTCGTGAGGCGCTGGTCAAGGGCCAGTTCCCGACTGACTGATCGGTCGACACCACCCCAAGAGGGCCGGCATATCGCCGGCCCTCGTCGTTTCAGGAGCAAGCATGAAAATCAAAGCGAAGTGGGGCTTCACCGGAGATGCGGCCAAGCTCAACGCAGACAGCGGCAAGGTTCGCGCCGGCCAGACGTTCGATGCGGATGACGAATACGCGCATCTGCTGATCGGAAAGGGCCTGGTCGAGCAGGCCGGCGGCAAGGCCAAGGCCGACGAGAGCAAGGAGGCCAGGCCGGCGACCGCGCAGAAGGCCGCGCCGAAGTCCGACAAGTCGACCAAGGCCGGCGAGAGCAAGTAATGGCTATCGCCCTCGACCTTGACCTGGTCCGTGAGCAGTGCCGCGTCGTTGACGAGGTCAGCGACGGCATGCTGCAGTCATACGTGGACGCCGCGCTGGCGCATGTAGAGATGCACTGCGACCGGACGTTGGTCGAGGGCGATCCGATGGGGCCAGAGCAGATGGGCCTGACGGCGGACGTGCGTCAAGCGGTCCTGCTCCTGGTCGCGCATTGGGCATCTAACCGTGAGGCGGTAGTCACTGGCACCACATCGGCCGCGGTCGAACTCGGTGTGGCCGCGCTGCTCTGGTATCGGAAGCGATTCTGATGGCAGTGCAGGCCGGCGAGCGCCGCCACCGAATCCGCTTCGAGCGCCCGGTGACCGTGACCAACGACTTCGGCGAGGTCGTCGGCATGGGCTGGGATTTGGTGATCGAGGTTTGGGCGAAGCGCACGAATCAGCTCAGTGCGACGGCAGAGGCCGTGGCATCCGGCGCAGACACGTACCGCGAGCAGGTCCGCTTCGACATCC